AATGCCGTTCAGGAGTTGACTACTATGGTTAACGAGCTAAAAGCTGAACTAGCTGCCCTTAAGGGCGCTTAAACGCTATTTTCCCTGGAGCTTCCACATGGCTGACACTCTGACCGCTGAACAAATTGCGCAGAACTACTCTGCTGCTCTTGATAGCGTCACTTTGATTACTGAGCTAATGGCTCTTTCTTCTCGTGACGCTGAGCAAACTGCCACAGTTGCACGCAATGTTGAACACCTTGAGTTGATGGTCGCTAAGGACTACTGGACTTCAGAAGACCTTGACCCTTTCAATGCCGCAATTGCTGCTGGCAAGTAATTTGCCAACTGGTCGGTCGCCCCGTGGCAACGCGGGGCTTTTGATTTACACTAAGTCTGCATTCGTTGAGCTATGGCAAACAACTACACCTGGAAGGTTGGTCAATGCGACCGAACCCTTGAAACTGGCGTTATTACTACGCTTCACTTCACCGTAGCTGCCGAGACCGAGGACAAGGTTTATTCCGTTGGTTCGTATGGCTCAATCGGTCTTGAAGCTCCTGACGCTGAGGACATGATCCCTTATGACGGCGTGACTGAAGCGCAGGCAGTCTCATGGGTTCAAGCTGCACTTGGCGGTGAAGAGAAGGTTTCTGAAATTCACGCTGCACTTGACGCTCAACTGACAGAGAAGCGCACCCCGACCACTGGCGCTGGTACGCCCTGGTGACCTTTATCGCTGGTATTGCCACTGGAGCGCTACTCCTGATTGGATTTGCGCTTCTTTCTACTGCTGCTGATGACTGAACAATTTTTGCAGCCTGATCCGATGATCCCCTGCAAGCCAGGGGCACAGGACACAGAAGCGATGGCCAACCGCGTTAAGTGGTTAAACCATTTATATGTGCGTGATGGTCGCGACAAGCCTGACCATAAATTTCATGGTCTTTACACCGGCTTGGCTTTGAAATATCGCAATCGATAATTTAGCTGTTAGGGACAAGACAGAAAATGGACACCTTGTCCCTACCGAAGCAACAGAAACCAAGTACGGTAGTGCCGGAAAACGTCAACTTACGTTCCAATGATCAAATCAATTGTTTTTGGTGCAGCCGCTGGCGCACTTGCCTTGGCTCCCCTCTCTGCAATCGCAGGCCCCTATGCCAACGTTGAAGCTAACGCTGGTTGGAGCGGAAACGACTACAGCGGATCAGTAACCGACCTGCATCTTGGCTGGGAAGGTGGCGACGGCGTTTACAGCTACTACGTCCAAGGTGGTCCTGCAATCGTCCAGCCTGACGGCGCTGACACTGAGATGGAATTTTCCGGCAAGATCGGCGGCGCTGTTGCTGCTTCTGATGCACTGTCTGTTTATGCAGAAATCAGCGGCATCACCGGCGATGACGACAACAGCTACGGCGGCAAAGCTGGCGTCAAGTTCCTTTTCTGAGTAGTCTTAGATCACGGACCTGAACACGCCGTAACCCTCCGGTGGGATTTAAATCCTCACACCAAGCCGGGGGGTTTTTCTCTGCTTTGTTTTCGTCATGCAAAAGTATCTGAACGCAATCGGTGCTGTTGGCTTTGTCTTAGCTGCTGCTAACACTGCAGTGATTGTGTTTGCTGTGGTGCGTGGCCCTGCCATCGTCGAAGAAAACCTTGGCAAGGTGCAAGCTTTGATGATTGAAAAGATGCACAGTGCTTTAAGTGATTCTGTGACTGAGGCGATGCCCAGCCAGGTCAAAGAATTGATGCCCAGCACCACTGGCCCTGCTTTGCCGTTTTGATGTCAGATTCCATCAACTCTCCGTCCCATTACAACCAAGGTCGAGTCGAAACAATTGAAGTGATTGAGGACGCCGTCAGGGACGCTGATGATGTCGTGAGCGGTTATCTACTTGGGCAGACACTCAAGTATTTGTTGAGGATGTGGCATAAGGGAAATGCACTCCAAGACGCAGGCAAGGCCAGTTGGTATTTGGATCGCTTGATTGCAAAGATGCAGGGCGATGCCTGAGATTCGCACTATTGGGATCAACGACATCCGGCTTTGGGATGGTATCCCTGCTATGTCCGTGCCAAAAGCACCGCCAGTGACGGTCAATATCGGCGTTCCAATCGTGGATTTGCCGTCATTTGACCCGATGGATTTCAGGCCAAGCAAATTAGTGTTTGATCCTGAGGCTGTCCTGCCAAACCCTTCGACGCCTGAAACACCAAAGCCGCCAACGCCAACTGCGCCTCAGCTTCCCAAGACTGCTGTTGACGAAGACCCAAGATGTCCGCCGCTTCGTGCGAAGGAGGTTGGAACGCTTGTCCAAAATGGTTCAAAAAGAATTGCGGGCTACGAGATACAAGACGGTAAATGCGTCGTCCTGTATGAAGAGATCAAGTTGCCTGAACAAGTCATAGCAGCAATTCCGTCATTGCCGCAGGTCACAACCGTAGGGGTTACCGCTGCTGTGGGTGTTACTGCTGCGCTAGCTACGCCGCTTCTGCTTAAGGCGGTGAAGCCTATCGTGAAGAAGATTGGGAAGAAGATCCAGAAGATTTTGGGTCGTAAGGCGAAACCTGTAAGCGTTTTTCAGCGGAGGCGGGCGCAACGGTTGGCGCGGAAATAGCGTGCCTGTGCGGTAAAACTTGCCCTGGTTTTGGTTTGATTACTACGTCAGCGCAGACAGCAAAATAAGGCGATCTGGGGTGAAACTCGATGCCTTTTAGTTTTAGGTCTCCGCAGTTTTTGAGCCTAGCGATTTCATATTCAAGGCGTTTCGTCTCAATAATCTGCTGGTGCATACGGATATTGGCATCAGCCATTGCTTTGCATCGTTCTTGCAACCCACCATCTAGGGGGATTGTGGCTTGGAGAGACAAACCACCTGACCAGTTGTGCGTATCCTTTTGATTTGTCCTTTTTCGCATGTGGTAGATGATTGATCCTGGATTGTCGAGTAGGCCATCATCATCCAAGTCAGAAATATCATATACAGGGTCAAGAACGTGACCCATGAACGGCAATTGCCAGCTTTTAGTCCTGTTGACATATGGCGTGATGGTGATGATTGGCCCTTGGCATTGAATGCCATTGCCGTAAGAGTTAGTGAACGCTTGTGATGGAGCAATCATCACAGCTTGATTTGTGACACTGCCAGAACTGGTTGCTGTTGGAGCGGCAGTAGCAGAAACGCCGCCAATAGTTTCTGCGTTAGCCGGTGACGCTAGGACTACTGCGAGAAGGTAGAGATAGTGTCTGTGATTTGCTCGATTTCGGTTACGCGCTGAATTGTGGTTACGTTGCTGAGCCCTGGCCCTGAATAGGTTTCTGAGAACTGAAATGCTGCGCCAGGGTTGGCAATTCTCCAATTTGGTTTGTTGCCTACGTCCAGAGCTGACCATTCTTTTACTGTTGTAGTGCCTGGTGTGAGGCTGGCCCCATTTACAGGTTCAACGTTAGTGCCGCTGACAGAGTATTCCCAGCCAGTTCCATAGGTTTCACTGACGATTGTTTCAGTGACATTACTGGTGGTTTCAGTATGGCTCGTCATTGAGCCAGTTGAAAAATTGGGCACCACTGGAACGCTTTGGGCTGGTTTAGCAAGAGAGAAAGCCTCACCAACTAGCCCGCATAAAAGCAGCAGTAGAACACGCATCAATCGATTGTCAGTTCGGTCACGATTTGACCGATTGCAAGGGTATTCGCTCCACCAGCTGTAACCGTGATTGCTCCAGTTGGTGCGACCGTACCTGCTAGGTCTCCTGCGGTTCCTGGTGCAGTGGACTGCAGGCTAGAGAAGTTAGGCACAGCGCCTGCAGTTATGGCTGATGTTGGGACGGCGTCACCTTGAGTGTATGACTGACTAAAACTAAAAGCGTTGCCAGGTGTGTCCTGGGTTACAGCGATAGTGCCAGGATTGTAAACGCCGCTAGTAATAGTGCCAGTGGAAATAGTGTTCGCTGTAGTTCCGTCGGTAGTGTCAACGCCTGAACCTGAAATGCTGAATGAAGAGCCAATGCGATTTGCTGTAGTCATCGCACCACCAACCTGAAGCTGAACAGAGCTTTGGATTTTGTGGCTGATGTCGGCTTTTGCTGCTGGGCTAAGAGCCAGCAAGGTGATCAAGGGCAAAAAGCGTTTCATTTTGGTGGCTCCTTTGAATCAATCTTAGGTGGCTGTTTTTTCTGCTGGTTAGCAGCTTTGCGTTCAATACCAAAAGAAGCCATGGCTCCTGTCAGCAAACTAGCGACAAAGGTATTGTCCATTTTCATCTGAGGGAAGAAACCCAGATAGGAGACAGTCAGTAATGTGGCGCTCCAGACCAAGACAGCACATTTCACAAGATCAGCGATTGCGATGCCTTCTTTCTCTTGGCTTTCTTGATTTTCTTGTGGTTCTGCCATGATGGGATCAATGCCGAGGTCGAAGCATGGTCGAAGTTTGGGCTGCTGCAGCTGGTGCGTCAATCACTGTCGCTGGTCTTGGCATCACAGGATTGAAGCAACAGAGCCTGCAGGGGCGTGATTCGCTGGTGCGTCTAACGACTGCTGTTGATGGCTTGAGCAGACAGCTCGACGTGCTTCATACCGACATTAAAAGCAGGGACCAGGAAGTCTTTGCCAGACTCAGTGATTTAGAGCAGGCAGTAGCACGGTTGGAAGGTCACGCAAACCGGAATTAGACTTTTTGCAGTTGATAAACCTGCAATGTTCCTGATCGTCAAGCCAATCCTTTTTAAGTTCTTGCGTTCTGAGAGCTTGAAGCGCTTGGTTTTAGATCTTTTGAAGGCTTATGCGAAGCGTTCAGACAACACAGTTGACGATTCACTCTGTGCGCTTTTAGAGAGAAACCTATTTCCGCAAGTCGCTCAAAAGTGATCCGCAAGCGCGTCATTTTTGCAATTTTCATTGGGATGCTGACAGTGCTGTCTGGCACGCTGCTGTCTGCAGCTGGTCTGGTCTATTACACAGGTTTCCTTGATGGCAACAAGCGTTGTGACACGGCAGGATTAGCGCGATGACGCCTCGCCTCGGGAATCTAATGAGCCTTGCGTTGCTCCCCTTCTTTGCCTTTTTCCGCTCTGATAGCCCGCATCAGCTTGCCGCAATCAAAGAGCTAGAGGATGCGCTGCCTGAAGAGTTGTTGTCGGAAGACGCCGCATGGTTTGAAGCGTGGAAGGCTAGTGGCATTGCCCAGAAGGCAGTTGTTCCTTATGTTCACCAACTAGATTTTGATTACAAGGGGTATCGACGGTGTTTAGACGCATCAGCGGCAATGTTGGCTCTTATGTACGGCAAGGTGAAAACCGCCGAAGAGTATGGGGAGGTACGGAAAAGGTTTGGCGACACGATCGACGTGAGAGCCCAAGTAAGGACACTGAGAGAGCTTGGTCTGCACGCCGAGTTCAGGAATGATGCTGATGGAGCGTTAGTCGAAGCAGAGATCGCCAGCGGTCGTCCAGTCCTTGTTGGCTGGTTACATCATGGAAATATGCTGCGCGGCGAACCACCAATGTGTGATTCGTACTCATGCGGGCATTGGAGCGTCATCGTTGGGTTTGAAGGTACGGAATCAACAGGTGATGCGCAGTGGGTGATGCATGACCCAATGGGCGCTCCACGCATTGAACGTGGTGGGCATGAAACCCGCTACGGGGGCAAGAATGTAAGGGTGCCCCGTGGGACATTCAACCAGCGCTGGCAAGTAGAAGGCCCAGGTTCTGGCTGGGTGATCCTTGTGGACGACGAATGATTGGGGCACTACGCATGGTTCTCGCGCCATGAGCTAATTAGCAGGCCGGGTGCCCCTGGCAAGCCTGACTGACCCGCCTCATAAGAGTGGGAAGTTTAATTTTACTGCTGACAAGTCCAGTAACCTGTGGATTTGAAATAAATGGCAGTTCTTTGCGACTGGGAGATCCGTCTGAAGTGTGACAGCAGTCAAATGGTGTGGCCTTTTGCCCCGGAACTGTTGAACCCAGCCTCTCTTGACGTAAGGCTTGGTGATCACTTGATGATTGAGTCTGCCGAAAGCCCCGAATTAAGCCGTGTCGACATCGCAGACAAGACACAAGATGACCCATACCTTCTCCTGCCCGGCGAGTTTTGCTTGGCTGAGACACTTGAGCGATTTGATTTACCAGAAAACGTCAGCGCACAGTTTGTACTCAAGTCAAGCCGTGCAAGGGAAGGTCTCAATCATCTTCTTGCTGGATGGTGCGATCCAGGCTGGCACGGAAGCCGTTTAACGCTTGAATTGAAGAACGAACGAAAGCACCACCCACTTCCTCTGTATCCAGGTTTGAAAATTGGTCAGATGGTGTTTCATGAGATGAGTTCAACCCCAGCTCAAAGCTACGCACTCGTTGGGCATTACAACGATCATCTAACAGTGATGCCGTCAGTCGCAGCGTAATGAGCGATTGGTATTGGCTTTACAGCTATGTCTCTGCGTTTTGGGCGACAGTCGTTGTTGGCTGCGCTCAGCCAGTTAATTGGAATAACTGCTGGCCACCTGACTGGCTATTACATGGTGTGCATGATTACATACAGGTGAGGTCGACACGCCCTTATTCACAAGAGCGCAAAATCTTGCAATCCATGGAGCAATCTGATGAGCTGGAATGAGTGGATGGTCGTCAACCAGTCGTTGGAAGATGAGCTTGCTCTTGAGCGTGCTGTAAGAGCAGTTCAAAAAATTCCAGACCTGGAAACTCTCCAAGGATTAGCTATCGCCTTGACGAGACAGGCTTGGCATCAGCAAAAACTGATCAAGCAAGCGGTTGGTCGTATCGCAGAGATGGATGCAGTTTATGCATCACTTGAATAAATCTTCTTGAGTTCAATCAGCAAGTTGATTACATACTCTTCTTCCGACTCCCGGAAGTAGCGAGTCATTCCGTTGTATTCAAGCCGCCAAAGCTTTACGCCATCTTGATCGACAAGTTCAAGGCTTGTCATTTGACCAAAAATAAGCGCAGTCCTTAGCGAAAGTGCCGCCAGTCATCCTGCCTTCAGGGCATCCAACGCTGCAGTTGGCCTTGACGATTTCCCAGTGAATGCAGCTCATGCATCTAGGTTGGCTACTGCTCAAGCATTTTGCATCAGCATAAAGCTGCTCAGCTTCTAAAACCGCATCAGGCAGCTCGACTGCCGAGAGCTTGTAAATCATTCGCTCTTTCTTGATCTTTATCTTGACTTGCCACACGCCATCGTTCTGGCTCAAAACCATGCGTCCGGCGTGGTAACGCAAAGAAGACACGATTTATCCGTACATTTGCTTAATTGTCTCGGCAAGCGCAAGTGCTGCCGATTGAGTCTCTTGAGTCGGCCCCCAATGCACAACTTTGCCATCAAAGAACCATGGCTTGAATATGCAAAGCTTGCCATAAGGACAAGGATGCGCGCCGGCACTCATTGGCAACACACTTGAGCTATATGTCATGGTGCAAGCCGTGCTTTGCCTAGCCGCTTTTGCACGTAATAGTCCATTACCTGCGGTGCCCAAGACTCAAGGCAAGGCAAAATCAACTCGCATAATTCGACGATTTCTTTTTGAGCGTCAAGCTTGGACCTTAGGTCAAGGAAATGCAGCGCACTTCTTAGATTGAAGCTGACGACAAAATTCTGCCTGAAATTAAACGGAAGAAGATCTCTTGCATGTTCTTCAGCATGACCATCTTGCAATTTATAGGCATAGACTTTTGCAAGATGCTTTGCAATCTCAATATCAGTCTCACGCATGGTTTGGCTGTAGGCATATTTCCTGCCACCTCTGCTTCTGTAGCTGCCAACCGGCCTAAAATAAAACAAGTCCTCAATGTCAATTCCATTTTCAAAGAAATACTTATAAATACGCTGCCCGGTGTAGCGCATTGATTGAACGTCAAAGCTCACCCCAACGCGATGAGTTCTGGCTTGCTGCATAACAGAGTGCGGAAAGCCTGTTACTGAAAAGCTAATTTGCGGATGCTCCAACGGACCGTAATGGCCTCTTTCGCCATTCAACAAATGCTTCACGACTAACGCACCAGCGTCAAGCTCAGGCGGGGCTTGCACGTCTGCAACTGAACCCTCGTAATAGTCTTGGTGCATTGCTAGCCATATCATTCGCTGTGGCTCAAAAGTTTGGCTCAGCACTTTGACGTAAAAACGAGAATCAATCATTGCTCAAAGGTTGAATTCTTTTTTGGTTTGACTTTCCGCTAAGCGTCGCGCTTTCTCGTATAAACGATCAGCCTCTAGCGGACCAATACGCTTAGTCACTTGCTGCCTGAAAAAAGACAGGTGATACTGAATAGTAAAGGGCAGATGCGGCGGAGCTTGATAGTCCTCGACTCGCTCAAGAAAAACCCTTACGACTTCTTTCTTGACGCTTAGCTTATGCAGCCAATCATAATCTTCGCAGTCTTTTTCTTTGTTGAATTTATCATTTAATCCATCGAGGGCTCTTTCAAGCTCAGTCTTGAGTGACTTTGCCTCGCTAGGCGATAGGCTGTTTATTTCATCAGCGTATAGCCGCCTATTTAAATATCTACTTTCAAAGAAAGAGTTGTCAAAAAACTCTTGAGTGTACTTGGTTTCAGACATAAGATAATACTGTAAGAGGTAATTTTAAGGCAAGGTTACCTTAATCGCACAAAGGCTTGGTTGTATGTGTGCCAGTGGGTTGGCTTTTCTTATCATCCATGCACCAAGTCGACCAACAGGTTGCAGCAGATTACTGGGCTCTGCTGGGGGGATTGGCTTGATGTATTGGATTGTCCAGCTTGGAGGCTGAATCAGCATGATTGGGCGTCTAGTGCCCCACCGCAACAGGGTTAGTCCAACACGCTCAGCTGTTTTCGATAATTGCATTGATAAGTACCTGCTGTCCGTTTGCTAATTCAATCGCATCTGACAAGTCATTCAGCAGCCCCAGCAATGATTCTGCGGGAACTGGAACATATGCATCCTCCGGCAAGGACTCAAGGTCCCGCCGGGTCTGCTCAAAGATCAGCTGCCAAGGTGAGCTTGGGATTTCCATTTCAGAAGAAGTCGTCCTGCTTTGGCTCAACCACTTGTCCGGCCGTGCCTTCCGCCAACGTAGCTGCAGCACTGTCGACTGACGTTGACTGCTCTTTTTCTTCTGCTGCGCTCTTGGCCTCCTTAGCAGCCATCATCACCTTGTAATTCGGTTCATAGCTGAGAGCGAGGTACTTTTTGCCGGTTTTTGATTCCTGCTGATACCCCGAAATCTTTACCGGCACAACAACTTCGTTTAGGTAATCGTCTGTTTGCAGGCTGTCACTCCTAAGCGCATAATGCAAATACTCAACTAACATCGGAAGTTGAGATTTAGGGATAGAGAGAGTCCCTGTCATGTGCGGGTAGTTTTTATTTGGGTCGTACTTCTCTTTGTACAGCCTTTGGTGATCTTCAGCGGTGTTCTTGAAGATGTTGGACTTAAACTTGAATTCCATTGAATTACTCGTGAGAAACGATGTTGTTCTCTTCATAAGCTTCGATATCTTGAAGCCTATAAAGAATTTTTGCACCTATCTTTAGGTACTTAGGTCCAGTTCTTGCGATGCGCCAGTTTTGCAGGGTTTTTGCCTTGCACTGCCAGCGTTCCGCAAGATCTTGCTCAGTCAAAAAAGTCGTCGATGTCATCAGTTTTGACCTCAAGGACTTGCTCTGGCTCAGTTTTAGGGGCCATTGCGTTGTTGATCTGATCGAGCTTGGATTCCGGTGGCTCAGGAGCAACCGAGACCTCGGCTTCAATCACTTCATTCTCCTCAACGCTCTGGATGCCCAAAATTAAATCGGAGATATGGAAGCGACCAAAGGCACTTGCTGCTCGATAGCGCAGCATTACTTCCGGCATGGTTTGCCACTTGGGGTTTTTGATCCACCCTTCCTTCTTCGCCATGTCCATGGTGATCCGAGGCCCGGAGACTTGCTCGCCACTGGTTTTAAGCACAGCGAAGCACTGGCAAGAGTCAGCAGTCTCGTCGTAGGTGAAGCCTTCAAACCGACCAGACCCTTGAATCAAGCCGATGATGAACTGGCTGCTCCAGCTAGGTCGGCCATGGATCACGTTGAGGTTTTGCATCACCTGAAAAGGCGACATTCCCATCCGGTTGGCAATTTCAATCGCCACGATGCAATTCGGTAGCCCCGCTTGACCTCGATAAGCCTGAGGCACTAAAGCACTGTCAGCGAGCGACGCAGCAATACGCTGCGCCGACTCAAACGACTGAATGCTCGAATACACCGACTTGTTTGATGTAGTTGTTAGAGCAGACGAGTCGGTCATCAGACAGTTCCTCCAATGGAGCACTCAGGTGCTGGCTCTTGAATCGTGCCAAGCGCTTGCTCCATCCTTACGCGAAGGTCACTGAGATTTTGATTCTCAGGCTCACGCTCATTAGCAGCGATCTGCACCGCGTTCTTCAGAAGCCATGTGGCAAAGCCGTGGTCAGTCTCAAAGCCAGCATTAACGCGAAGCTCTTTGATCTTGTCGCCATACCAAGGGTTGAGAGTGACCTCAACCTTTGTCTTGTTCTTGGATCCAGGTAAACGTGCCATTTGAAAAAAGGTAAATGGTGTAGTTGATCCTGGGCCTTACACCTCTGGCGGGAGGATGCCCAGTTTGATGCGGGGTTTGCAGGCTCTGGCACGGTTAAACGGCTCGCGCTCCTGTTATCCCCGCTTTTTCTTGAAGATCTTGTAGAAAGCAAGCTCAAGAGCAGTCAGCTTTGGCTTGCGTTTTCGCAAAGAGTTCTTTGCGTGTTCTTTAGCTGCTGCAATCACCTCTTCTGGGCGGTTGCGAGGATCACTTGGCCAGGGCATTAGGAAAGAGCTGCATACATTGATTTCTTGAAAGGAACCCTTCGGGGCTTGTGGGCCTTAGGCTTCCTCTCTTCGGCCTTTGCCTCGCGATATCGCTTCTTCAAAAGGGCAAGCATTGCCTCTAAAATTTTGCGCCACTCAGCGGCAGACATTGCGGGCGTAAAAATATAATCTTCATGTCCATTACGGGTTACGTCATAAGAGAAGCCTTTGTACTTGCCTTTATGAAGTGATCTGTCAAGTATAATGAAATCTGACGTTTTGCCGTCTCGGTTATAACGCATACGTTTTGCCGTCTTGTTTTTATGATAATCAAGATATCTTTTTATGTTAAATATTTGCAACTCAATCGCTCTTGAGCCCTCAAGCAAAATGGTTCGCTCCTCTACTGAGCGACGGAGCACTTTAGGGAACTCTGCTTCAGCCTCACCCACGGGCTCAAGTAAGTAAAAACCCATGTGAGCCTGACCATATTCGCAGTCTTTGTAAAAGACTTGCTCGTACAGATAAGGATGGTCCTTCTTGAGTTCGATCAAGCAAGCCTTTGTATTGACCGTGCGTTCCATTAGTACAGCTCAATAGGTTGGTGATCAGCACCAGGAGTGCCATCTTCTTTAGGCAGCATCCACTTCGGCAAAGAAATCATCTCTGCCTGAGCGTTGTAGCCCGGATAGATGCCAGATCGAGTCCATTCATGGATGTTGAATAGATCCTCATAGGCATGCTTGCGGCCAAGATCAATCATTGCCTGATCAGCTACATACACCCCAGTGTTGAATGGCCGTGTCTTTTCGACAGCGATAAAGATAAAAGCATCAGGCCTCTTGTCTGTTGCCATCTCAATGACATCTAAATACCAAGCAGCTTGAACGAAATAGCGAAAATTAACTACGCTTTTCTGAAAGCCTTTTGGCGATGCATCCTGAGTGGTCTTGAGGTCAATCACTAAGCTTCCGTCGTCAAGAATAAAGTCAGGTCTGCATTTCAATTTTGTTCCAGTATCAGAGTCAGTCGCAAAATAACTTTGCTCTGACTTGCCTTTCCAGTCACCATTCAGCAGCCCACGCGCAAAACCGTGCTGTGTCATCGACTCGATCATGCTGTCGAGTGCATATGAATCAGAGTTGTTGAGCAATATTTTGTCGGCATGCTCAGCAACGAAAGCCTTGCCTTCCTTGGTCGTTTTCTTCAGTCCTTCTGGCATTCGGACTGCGACTTGATCAAAGTCCTCACCCGGCAAAGCTGCTGCGTGGAGCGCTGTTCCAAGGTCGAAAGCCGCCGTTGAAGACTGGGGAGGACCGAATTTTTTATCAAAAAAATGACGACCGCTACGACGAGCCGCGTCCAAATCGCTTTTAGATATTGCCTCATGACCGTGATACTCCTCATTTGTCATTGAGGGACAGTGTGCATCCACTGGGGGTGTTGCGCGTTGCCCTCACAACATATATGGTAAATCCACCCATTGCAACCCCCTGTATCCCATTTGATTACCCTTAGGCCCTATCAGACCTTGGCGATATCTGGGCTGCGCGACTCCTTTAGAAAAGGTCACCGCTCAGTGCTCCTGCAATGCCCAACCGGCGCAGGTAAAACGGTCATCTTCTCAGAGATAACCCGCAGCGCAGCAGCTAAAGGTAAGTCCGTTTTTATCCTTGTCCATCGACGTGAACTCGTAAAGCAAGCATCAGCAAAACTCACAGATGCTGGTGTTCAGCACGGGATCATTTCCGCTGGCTTCGAACCCAGCAACCATCTAGTCCAAGTCGCCTCAGTTCAAACACTCGTAAGGCGCTTCCACTTGGTTTCAGAGCCAAACCTCATCATCATTGATGAAGCGCATCATGCGGTCGCTGGCTCTTGGCTAAAAATTTCAGACCACTTCGTACACGCAAAGATTATCGGGGTGACAGCCACCCCAAGCCGTTTAGACGGCAGAGGGCTTGGTTCAGTGTTCGACGCCCTGGTATTAGGGCCATCCGTCGAGCAGCTCGTAAAGCTTGGCTTCTTATGTCCCCACAAGGTTTTCGCGCCGCCAATAGTGGCGGACCTGTCCACCGTCAAAACGAGAGCAGGTGACTATGCCAAAGACGATCTCGACCAAGCGATGGATCGCCCAACGATTACGGGAGACTGCATTGCCCACTATCGCCGTTTGGCTGATGGTCTCCCTGCTATTGCTTTTTGCTGCTCAATAAAACACGCAAGCTCTGTCTGTCAGTCTTTCAATGCAGCTGGCTATCGCGCAAAGCTCGTCACCGGCAACATGTCGATGGAAGACAGAGACGAGGCAATCGCAGGCTTAGCCGATGGTCGCACTCAGATTCTCTGCTCCGTAGATGTTGTCTCTGAGGGCACCGATGTTCCAGCCGTTTCAGCAGCAATCCTTCTTCGGCCAACACAATCAGAAGCGCTCTACCTCCAGCAAGTCGGCAGAGTCCTCAGGCCGCAGCCCGGCAAGATCGCAATTGTTCTGGATCACGTTGGCAGTACTCGCAAACATGGCTTTGTTGATGACCGCCGCCTATGGTCACTCGATTCCAAGCCCAAGCGACAACGCAAAGACGAGCCAGCAGTATCCGTCCGTCAATGCCCCGTATGCTTCGCAGCTTTTAAGCCACAACCAATCTGCCCATGCTGCGGGCATGAGTTCCCCAACAAAACTCGCACACTTACTCAGCGTGAAGGCGAGTTAAAAGAGATGCGCCGCGAGGATGTTCGCGAACGCAAAGAGCGCAGGAAAGAGCAAGGCAGGGCGAAAAGCTTGCCTGAACTTCTCGCCTTGGCTGATCGTTTGGGCTACAAGCGCGGTTGGGCGTACAAAATCTTTTATGGGAGGAAGTATTGAGGTCCAGTTCTTAAACCCCCGCTTATGCTTGCTGCATGGCCAACATCGAGACCAATATCCAGCAGCGGATTCGTCTCGCACTTGGCACACGCCAAGACGTGCGCTTATTTAGGAACCAAGTCGGTCAGCTTCCAGATCCCCGGACTGGTCGGCCTGTTCAGTTCGGCCTTGCGCGTGGGTCGGCTGACATCGTCGGGTGGAAGACCATTGAGGTCACACCCGATATGGTCGGCCAAAAGCTCGCTGTCTTCACTTCCATCGAAGTCAAAACATCAACTGGACGATTGACTGGACCTCAGCGAAATTGGATGCATACTGTGCAAACCGCTGGCGGTTTCGCCGGGGTGGCAAGGTCCCCAGAAGATGCCTTGCAGATTATTTCCGCCTGATACCAGGCACTTTGCTTCTTACCAATGCCCGCTCTGTCGCTTGACCTTGCTCAGACCAAGCAGTTCACTGCTCTTCTCAAAAAACAAAAAGGCCAGCTTCGCCTTCGTGCTTTCTACCCAGCCGGTCATCCCTTCAAGTCCTCAGACTCTGGACGTAAAGGCGAGCCGTCACGCCCAACCGTAGAAGGTTGGCAGCAAGAAGGTCGCGGTGTTTACGCCGTTATCAACGATGGCGGTGACACCGACTCAGAAATCACCGCATGCAGAGCAGTCTTCTGCGAGTGGGACGATCGTCCTAAAGAATGGCAAGTCGATGCATGGAAAACCCTTCAACTCCCGGAGCCGACACTTCAAGTCGACACTGGTGGCAAGTCAATCCACAACTACTGGATTTTTGACGAGCCCATCTCCGTTGAAGACTGGCGCTCTATCCAAACCAGACTCCTTGATCACGCTGATGCTGATCGCTCTTTAAAAAATCCATCTCGTGTGATGCGCCTTCCAGGCACTTTTCACATCGACTCAGATGGCAGTACAGGTGGGCAGTGCAAAATTATCAGCGCTGCATCCACCTACTACACCACCAAAGACATAGAGAAAGCTCTTCCCTCTAAGAAGATGCACGAAAAGATGTCTGAGGCGAATCGCTTCAGCGATTACAAGCCCAGACCTCTCGATGAAATTCGCGACGCACTATCAAAGGTCCCGTCCCGTAAGCCAGGCACCGGCACTTATCACACCTATCGCAACCTGTTCTGGGGACTGATCAAAGCCTGCGAGGAAGCAGGTGGCACTGCAGATGACGCTATCTCGATGATGGAGTCCAACTCACCCAGCTGGAAAGGTCTTCGCCAAATCGCAAGTTCTGGCGGTGACAAGGTTACGGCTGGCACGTTCTGGTATTGGGCAAAACACAACGGATGGAGACCGCCAACCCCACCGCAGCGCCAGGAGCCAGACATCCCCGCACTCGCAAAAGCATTTGAATCCGGTGATCTTGAATCAACCGGCGAACGCCTTCAAAAATGGGAAGCTGATCAGCTCCTTAGGTTCTTGCGCAGCCTCAGCCGTGAATACAGATACAACGTCTTCACCCAACAGATCGAACAAGAAGATGAGGTCGTTGAAGGTATTGAGCGCTTCTATCTAAAGCTTGCGCAGATGGGAGTCAAGGTCACCAAAGAAGTCTCAATCGATTGCCTCGTCGAAGTCGCGCAAGAGAACAAGTACGACCCAGTCAAGGCATACCTCGAACACTGTGCCAACACCGTCGAGCCCACTTACATCGACACGCTCTCCAGCCAATGGCTAAGGCCAGACGATCAGTCCGCAACAGAGCCGACTCTCTACGACAACATGATCAAATGCACCCTTATCGCTGCAGTGCGCAGGGTGTTTGAACCTGGCTGCAAATTTGATCAAGCCTGCGTGCTGATGGGTGAGCAGGGTGCTCGTAAGTCTTCATTTTGGAAGGCTCTGGGAGGGCACTTCTTCTCCGACGCACTTAGAGACATCCAATCCAAAGATGACCTGATGGTTCTGCATCGCAGCTGGATCATGGAGTGGGCTGAACTTGATCACATCACTGGCAAAAGACACGCCGGACAGATCAAAGCTTTTCTCTCACAGTCAACCGACATGTTCCGCGTGCCATATGGCAAAGCAACTGAAGCTTTTCCTCGTCGCGGCATCATCGTTGGTTCGACCAACAGGTCTGATGGCTTTTTGGTGGATGACACTGGCAACCGCAGATTCTGGGTCATACCAGTTCAAGCAACTCACAAGAATCCGATCAACGTCGATCTGCTGATGAAAGAAGTCGACGCTATCTGGGCGTCTGCTGTTCACGCTTACAAGAACGGTGAGCCATGCCAGCTCACGATCGAGCAGGAAGAACAGGTCTACAAAGAAAACATCAACTACATGCTCGATAGTCCTTGGCGTTCACCGATCGAAGATTGGCTGTCTCAACCTAAAAATAAGTACGTTCCTGTCACTGTTGATTTACTTTTAACCGACGCGGTCGGCAAGCCGGTGGAACGCCAGACCAAGGGCGATCAGATGCAGGTTGCGTCCATTCTTAGGGAGCTTGGGTTTAACAGACGCAAAAGTCGCGTGAACGGCAGTCTCAAATGGGTCTACAAACGAGACTCAGACCAAGACTCGTGAGTCTCGCAAATGTTCCCACCTGTTCCCACCTTGTTCCCCCATCCATAACGCTGAGACCCGTTCCAGCCCAAGGTTGTTCCCACTGTTCCTACCTATAACCCTTACTTTTATGAATTTAATAAATAGGGGGGTAGGAGCAGTAGAAGGGGGGTTGGGGGCGTTTTGGGAAACTCCTAAGAAAAGGTGGGAACAGGTGGGAACGTGGGAACACCCTGTCTCATGCTCGACGAGCTGACAAGAGAGTGCTACGGTGGCACAGCGAATAAAAACTCGAATGAATCAGGTCATTGAAGTTGTTAATGAAATGTCGGAACTTGAGGCTCGGCATCTCATCGCTGATATCAAGAAGAACATCACCACAGTTAGGGCGCAAATTTATGAATTAGATCGCCGGCAAGGTTGGAAGGCTCTTGGCTATCGCAGCTTCACGGCTTGCTGCATGGAAGAGTTCCCAGAGCTGCATGAGCGGACCATTCGCCGTCAGTTGTATGCCGCGCAGATAGAGGACACCCTCAAAAAAGAGTTAGGGCCAGATGGCCCTAAAAAACTGGGTGATACGCCCGAAGCTCATCTTCGTCCTTTAGTTTCCGTCAAAAACGACGATGAGACCCTTGTCGCTGCTTACTCAAAAGCTCAGGACATTGCCAGGGAAGAAAACCAAGGCAAGCTGACTCAGGAAATTGTCACTCGTGCGGTTGAGCAGGTTCGGCCTGAATACGAATGGACAGAAGACGAGCTAAAACGCAAAGCCATTGTTGAAGCTGGCGGCACTGTCGTGGCAAACATGCACCAAGACACTGACCGGGCGCTGCTCACTTGGGCCAGGAAGACCGACCGCTTTGTTCGCATTGATCGCACTAGCGACTGGGGCAATCCTTTCGAGATGGGGCCTGACGGTGACCGAGATACGGTCTGTGACTCGTATGAAATTTTTTTTCCGCGAAAGTTCAGCCTCCACAACCGCCTGGACGAGCTGAAGGGCAAGGTTCTTGGTTGCTGGTGCTATCCCCAGCGTTGCCATGGCATGTACCTAATTCAATCCATGGAGAAGTGACATGGCTTTGTACGAAGACTGCGTTTGCCTCGCGCAAGCCCGTTTAATTGAGGGCACAAGAAAGAAGGCACATGTTTGCACTATTGCCCTCCACCGGCCATCTGGTGGTTTCATCCGCCTCTGTCTACCTTTCAACTCATCACCTGAGTCTGAGATTCGTCGTTGGGACTTATTCGCTTTTGAGGGCGTTCCAGACAAAAAGGATACAAGGAGAGAGAGCGTCGGTCTGCAGGCTTTCTTAGGCAAGCACGGCCAAGCCACTAATGGTGAGCGAAAGGCTATTCATAAGCACATTCTCTCAACCTACAAATATGAGCAAGAGATGAATGAAGAAAGACAGTCAGTCGGCATCTTGCTTTTTGACAAAAACACCGTTGTCTTTGAAACAGGCCCACTTTCCTCAAGGGAAGAGGAGTATCGCCTGATAATGCAAGACAAGGGATTGTTTTTCCCGGACCACAAGCTGTATATGACTGCAAAGTCGCAAGGATATCAGTCTCGTCACTTCAAGAAGCAAGTTCTTGAATGGAACTTCTTTGAAGCGCTACGGAAAGGGCTTGACCCTTTGTCCGCTTTTACTAATTACAAATGCCCTTATGCCATTTTAGGAAACACTACTTACCAAAGAAATGGCTTCATGATTGTCTCCTTCTTGTCTGCTCCATCAGGTTTTATGTCTTATGCCTGCCAACAACAGCTCTCTTTGATCTAATGCCCTCAAAGCTGCCTCGTTTGAACGTCGTCATGGATCACACTCTCAGGGACTGGATTGAAAAGTCCCGTCGTCCTACCGAATCGGCTGCTGCATTCATAAGAAGAGTCTTGCATGAGCGATTAGAGCAGGATCGGTCCTAAGGAGACCCGCTACTGTGGAAAACATGGACCGGCATCGATTGGGTTTATGACACAAGTTTTGAAAGTTGACATCGACGATGCAATTAAAAAGCTCAACTTGGTTCAAAGAGCGCAGGTTCCATTCGCTGCCAAGCTCACCCTGCAAAGGCTTGCTAAGGCAGTAACTAAGAAAGACATTCCTGCACACATGAAGGAGGTCTTCCAAAGCCCAAATAATTTGACACTCAAAAGCCTTAACTACAAGGTGGTTGGTAACTATGAAGTCAAGCTCGATTTCATCGATAGCGTCCCCAAGGGCAATGCCCCAACCAACTACTTAGCGCCTGTCACTCGTGGCGTCCAAGGCAACCAGGCGTACGAGACCAAGTTCAGCAGATTTGTCAAAAAAGCTGGCATCGTTCCCAACAACTATTATCCAATCCCGTTCAAAAGTAATCTTCGTACAAATAAATACGGCAAGCCATCTCAAGGCGAGTACAGCACAGCATGGAGTCGCCTGCAGGTTGCAGGCTCTCCCGGCAAGCGAAAGGATCGTTATTTTTCTATCCCAGACAACAGGATGCGCGGTGTCAGCAGAAAGCAGTTGACCTTGTTTGGCTTGTCTGAAGGTATTTACAGAGTAAAAGGAAAGAGCAACCTTCAGCTCTTGTTCACCTACGCAAAACGCCCGCCAACAGTGCCCAAGATCTTCGACTATTACGGTGTTGTTGGAAAAAAGGTTTCCAAGCGCGCTCCAGGAATTTTCAGAGACGCCTTGCGTCAGGCGCTCAAGTGAATTACGATCGCGACTTACCTTTGCTCTTGTCCTTCATGTCGATCGCTGCTTTGCGCACTGAATTGCGCATGCTTAACAAGTCTGTGCGTAACGCAGACTCCTCGTATCGCATGGGCGATGCGCGCATGTCTGACATTGAGTTCGACGATCTAGACAGGCTGCGCAGCTTGGTCGCTGATCAGTTGAGGCGAAACGCACCTCATGCACCTGAGCTTGAGGAAGACGACAGCATTGTTCTGCTGAGCTTGGACAACAAGCCGTTTGAGCAATGGATTGAAGGGTTTGAGGAGAGCACGATCTTTACGGTGCAACCCAAGATCGACGGTTGTTCGTTAGCTGTGCGTTATGAGGACGGCGTTCTCGTCGCTGCATCAAAGCGCTGCGGCAGTGATGTCCTTGGCATTGCACGCAAGGTTGACGGCATCCCTCACACCATTAACGAGCCAGGAGTTTTTGAGGTACATGGTGAGCTGCACGGCTGGGATAAAGACTCCCAGAAGCGTTCAGCTAAGGCATTAAATGCCAGTGGCACCACCAAAGGACTGCACTTCAGTGCTTATCGCGTTGTCGATGCTGTTGGCCACGAGCTGGCGACATTGCAGCACCTGCGAGGGTTGGGTTTTGATGTGCCAGAAACATTGACTTGCAGTGATCCAAGAGATGCTCGGTCCTTGCATGCAGAGTGGATTCTTGGTCGTGTGTTTGACAGATATCCAACTGATGGCATCGTGGTCAAAGTGCTTGAGCACTCCTTGCAGGATGCGCTTGGCCAATCCAGCGGGGCAAAGCCCTGCCCTAAATGGGCCTTAGCAATGAAGCACTATGCGTGAAGAGGAATTAATCGAACAGCGTCAGTATGCGCAGCGTGTGCTGATGAACGCTGGGATTCAGCCCGTCAAGGTTGATGTGATCAACGGTCGCCTGACTGTGCCTAAGAACCAGCTCACCAAAGCCCGCAAAGTAATTCAGTATTTTGAGTGGCCATTTCTTGTGATGCCACTGACTGCGAATTGATGCGGGACTTGCAAGGGTTCGGTTTTAGGTATACACAAGAATTTTCAAAAAGGGTGGGGGACTCGCAAGGGGTCGGTTTTAAGGGCTTTTACGTTTTCACACACACTCACACACAAAATCTAGTACAAATGTACTATTGAGAAAATGTGTCTCTTATTGATATTGAGACTCATTCTCAATAAGAAAGAATATTTTGCAAAAAATATTAGCGCCTTAAGTAACACAAACTCAAAAAAGTCGATGTAAAAAACGCATCGCAATATTTTTTGACGATGAAAAGAATTTTCTTTAATTTTCAAGGTTCGTGATGTTTTGCGCTGTTTTAGTTCGTGACACAAACTGCCACGGCGCGTAGCGTTTCGCCGTGCCAACACCGTGCCAACGTGCGACGTTTTCGCCTTCTCTCCACGGTCAGGGATCCACGCGGCCGCCAAGGGTGGGGATGGGTCGCGCACGCCGCGCACGCGCACGTAAAACCACCTCAGAAAGTGGCACACAAGGGCGGGGATCCCGTGAATTTCTGTTATTATTAATTACGCGCACATACGCGCGTTGCATTTGCTACTTGCCCGTGAATTCAACCCCTGACCGTCTCCGGTCCGATCTCGCAGCCATGCGAGACCGACACGACGAGACAGACCGGCGGATCCTCCAGCTGATCGCCGATACTGCCGAACTGGACGCGCGCGTTTCCGCGATGCTCGCCGAGGATCGGCCCGAGTGACAATCAGACAACCGTCCCTAAGCGTGGGGCGGTTTGCTGAATTATCCGGCAGACTCTCAATCAAGCAGCTGACGCGCTGCTTTTTACCTTTGTTCCCTTGCTCCTTTTAATCATGCTCAGATTCTCGGAATCCACAAACGAGATCACCGGCGCCGTTATGGGCGCCGTTGGAATCGCCGCAATCTATGGCGGAATCGGGGTCTGTCTCCTCGGCGACATGCGCGGCATGGATATCAGCCTTGCCGGCTGTCTCACGACTAGCGCCGCCGCCGTTCCGCTGTCCGCCGCCGCCAAGCAGCGCCGCGAAGCTTACGCGGAATTGTGCGCGCAGTACTCCACGCGCCGGGGTTGATCTAATGAAAGCCATTCATCCCGCTACATCCGACAGCATCCGCCGCGCGACTATTCGCAAGCGTCGCCGCGCCGCTGTCACCCGCGCGTCACTGTTCGGGTTCTCTTTCGCTGCCTCTGTCTTTGCTCTTTTTCCCTTAGCCAATCAGGCGCAGAAGCACAGCGAGACACAACGCGGCGCCATCGCCGCCGCTGCCCTTATGGGTTCCGTTGTTTTGGCTGGTTCGTCGCTGATTCTCTCAGCCGCCGCCGCTGATGAGGTTCAATAATGCAGAACATTTCTGCACTGATCGCCGCACCTTTCGCGGCTCTTTCTTTCGCTCTGCCAGTCCGTCCCGAACCTGCCGCGCTATGGCGTGCGGGCGAGTGGATGACGTGCGCGGAGTTCTCCGAACTACTCTGTGATTGCACGGGCTGGACTGTTAAGCCTGGCATTGACCCAGACGATTCCGACGGTGTCGGCCACTGGCTCATAGATCCCTCGGGTGATCGCCAGGGCGATATCTGGCCCGGCCCTGATCTCGACGATCTCCAGCTCTGGGTCGGCGAACGTATCGACGAAGCGCTAAACGCGGCCGATGGCTGCGAATTCTGAACCCTTATCCCTTGCCCTTGCTCTCATGTTTGATCTATTCACTGTTCCCGGCTGCTCGGTTGAGTATCGCGGGCCAACTGACACGCGCGGCTCTCGTTGGGTCGCCGTAATCCGTCGCGGCCGTGATCGTTCCGACTGTTACCGCGCGGCCTGTCCTTTTGAACAGGGCGCTATTGAAGCCGCGCGCTTAGCTGTTCAGCGTTTCAATGAAAGGGCCGTTAAATCTGAGTCTGATAAATGGCACGTTTTAGGTCATCCGCTATCTATGGATGGCGGCGACACATACGTCTTCCCAGTTGGCCCGGACTATCTCCGCTCATCTGTCGCGTGTTTTGAACAATGAAAACCGACCCGAAACTAACGGCCGAACAAATCGCGCGCCTGTCTGCTGAGATTCTTAAGTGCCAGCGACTGCTTCGGAAGCTATGGAGCGACGACGCGCGCCGCGAAGTGCTCGCGCGCCGTCGCACGCTTTACCGGATCATGTACGCGATCCCCCAAGGTGTGCCCGTTCCGATTGACTGGCAACCTTGCCCTCACCCTTAACCCTTATCCCTTGCCCTTGCTCTCATGCCTTCCATCCACCCTTACGCGCCGCGCGGCATTCCTTCCGACGTGGTCGACCTTATGGCGCGGTTCGGACTGAATGTCCGTGACCTGCTCACCACCGACCGCCAAAACGCCAAACTTAAAAAGGGCCAAGCCATGGCTCGTGCGCTGATCTTGCACCATCTCCCGGCCCGTGCCCTGGCTGCTGCTATCACTCCAGACAATGACGCAAACGGCGCCGCGTGTCGTTCTTTCATCCCTTCATTACTTGAGATCGCCGAACGCGAACGATTGACCGCGCGCGCCATGGCTTGGAACGGTTGCCCGTGGGCTACTGCCGGATGCGGCGGAGATGGTGGCGGCTGTCTCGCGTTTTCCGGTCATGGCGGCATGGGGCAGACGGTCGCCGCTGCCCGTGGCCGTCGCACGCTTGCCATGCTCAGCTCGTCAGAAAGTTACGGACGTGCGATTTTCTGGGCCGTGCTCCGTCACCTGCGCGCAGCGCGCCGCGACGGTTTGCCGCTGTCAGTGCGTCTCAGGGGAACCGACGAGGGTCCCGTGATCGGCTGGCATCGGTTGCCGGTGATGATCACAAGCGCAGAAGCGCGCAGCATCGCCGACCGTTACGGCGTGGAAACCATGCCGGGAATTCTGCCGATGGGTCAACGCTTAGACGTGCCTGATCTCTTCGCTTATGAGTACAGCAAAGCGGGAACCGATGGAGCTCTAGGCCTAATCGCGCAGCGCGCCGGGGGCTTTGACATCACTGCCAGTTTTGCGGCGGATCGCGCGACGGCGTGCCATGACGGACTGGCAGCACTTCAGAACGGTTTCCGCTTGGCTGTGCCCGTTGCCGTGAAACGCGGCGATCCTCTGCCGGTCGGCCTGACGTTGAGCCACGGCCGCGAATCGATCAGCGTCCCGTGTGTCGACGGCGACCGCCATGATCACCGCTGGCTCGATCCGCACGGTGTCGCCGTCATGCTGCGCACTAAGCGCAGCGCCGGAAGTGTGGCCAGTGTGGCGGATTTGTTCAGTTTGCAGCCACACGACAGGCCGCAGCGGCTGGCAGATGGTGTCGTTCGTCTGGCGTGGGCTGAGCCATGATCGCGCGTTACTGGCACCCGCACGCCCTGCGCCGTCCCATGCGAGAGATCGCCGCGCGCTACCCCGTCACCTATCGCAAGGTCGGAGAGGCCATGACTGCGCAAGGTTTTGACGTTGACCTATGCGGCGCTGATCTGTCGGCCGCTGAGTCCTTCCGGCTGTTCGTCGCGATCCTCGCAGCGATGCCGCCGGATGTTGTCCCTTATGGCTCCATGGGAGACGAGACGCCATGGGGCCGAATTGATTGGTTGCCTTTCCTTATAAGCCTGCAGCGCGGCGACACCTAGCACCACAGCCACTAACTAGACACCGAACGGCCCCGCGTGGGCCGTTTTTTATGCTGTTTTATCGCAGCTGCGCCGAGGACCGCCTGAGACGGGCCGGGCATGCTGCCCGGCAGGCTGACCCCTAAGCGCGACGAGACAGGCCTTCAGGGCGCCCCTAGGGGTGTGTTTTGCTGTGCCGTGCTGTTCTGACGCGCTATCGGGCACGAAAGCAGGGCAGCAGGGCAGCAGGGCAGGGCAGCAGGGCAGCGGCCGCGCACGCGGCGGCGACAATCTGCCAAGGTCGGCCCGTAAATGTGGTTTGTAGATTAATACAAACTAAAATATATTTAAGCTAACACGAATTAATAATTCCTAGCGATTGAAGCTAATAAATAGTAGCTGTTATTTGTTATTTAAGCTATTTATAATAAATAGCAATCGTTAAGTAGTAGCTTACATCGACAGTCGTAGGAATTGTTTATATGTTGATGCTAACAAAAGGGTCCTTCCTGGCTGTGCGTTTGTGTTCCCTCCAGATCGG